AAACTAAAGATGCTCTTACTATACAGAACGATAAACAAAACGATGATCAGTTCCAAGAGTTTTTAAAAAATACTTTTACCCATGCCACTGATTACTTAAAACTTGGTGGATCTTTTTACATATGGCATTCTGATAGTGAAGGATTGATATTTAGACTAGCAGTAAACGATGCAAACCTAAAATTAAGACAAACCTTAATATGGTCTAAAAATACTATGGTTATGGGCCGACAGGATTATCAATGGCAACATGAACCTTGCTTATATGGGTGGAAAGAGGGTGCGTCTCATACCTGGTACTCTGATCGAAAACAAACAACTATTTTAAACTTTGAAAGGCCAACTTCATCTAAATTACATCCTACCATGAAGCCTGTTAAATTAATAAGCTATCTTATAAACAACTCTACAAAACAAGAGGATATTGTTTTAGACTCGTTTTTAGGATCAGGCTCTACTTTGATTGCCTGTGAAAAACTACAACGGATATGTTATGGAATAGAACTAGACCCTATATATTGTGATGTTATAATAAAAAGATGGGAACAATGGGCAAACGCAAAAGCGACAAAAATATGAACAGATCACAATCTAGCCATAAAGCAGTTGGTAGACCTAAAATAAATATTGATTTAGATATAGTAGGAAACCTGGCCTCAATTGGTTGTACTCAAGAAGAGATCGCATCGGTTGTTGGAGTATCTGCAAGAACTTTACAACGTAATTTTGCCGAAATTATAGACCGCTTTAAAAACAAAGGTAAGGCTAGTTTAAGAAAAAAAATGTGGGATAAGGCCATCAAAAAAGACAATACTCATATGCAAATATGGTTATCGAAGAACGAGCTTGGAATGAAGGAACGAACTGTAAACGAAACTGTTACTGAGCCTTTGCCTTTGATTATAGAAGCTGATGCTGAAATTATAGATGGCTAAAAAAAATACTTTTGGTGTTAATACATACCATAAACGCACAAGAAAAAAGCGACCTGGTAGACATACAAAAAAACCTAATAAAAATACAAAAGAATTTAAAAGAAAACGATACAGAGGTCAGGGAAGATGAAAGTACTTATAGCTTGTGAATTTTCAGGAATAGTCAGAGATGCCTTTAAAAAAAAAGGACACGATGCTTGGAGTTGTGATATTTTACCAAGTGAGTCAAAGGGTAATCACATAAAAGGTAATGTTTTAAAAAGACTTGATGAGGGATGGGATTTAATGATAGCACATCCACCTTGTACTCATCTTGCGGTATCAGGTGCAAGATGGTTTAAATATAAACAAAAAGAACAATTAGAGGCATTAGACTTTGTTAAAAAACTTTTAGATGCACCTATTAATAAAATAGCTTTAGAGAATCCTGTATCAATAATATCTAGTAAAATAAGAAAACCTGATCAAATAATCCAACCTTATCAATTTGGACACGAGGCTCAAAAAACTACTTGTCTATGGTTAAAAAATTTACCTAAGCTAAAATCCACAAAAGTAGTAAGCAAAGGACAATTTACAATTTTTAAAAGTGGCAAAAAACATCCAAAATGGTATGCGGATGCTTTAAAATTATCTAAACACGATAGAATGAAAAAAAGATCAGAAACTTTTAAAGGTATTGCTGAAGCTATGGCTGATCAATGGGGTTCTTATGAAACGATCTAATTTTTACCCAAATGGTGAGATGATAGACTTTAGATTGCCTCAAGACTTTAGAAAGTCAGTAGGAGGTAAAGCCTGTGGAAACTGCGGTCAGTATAGTAATAAAAGGTCGTTTTGTAATATTTATAAAAGTTTTGGTGTGAAAGATGTTTATGTTTGCAATCAGTGGCGACAGAGATTTTTTAACAGATAATGGATATTATTTTATACACCGATGGTCTCTACACTTTAGTCCCTGTTACAAAGCAAATGCTATCGGATATAGCTTTATATACTAAAGTTAATTGCTTTGATCTTTGCGATATACTTAGAATAAAACTTACTACTTACCACGATGCTCCTTTCAATAGACACGTTATGAATGATGGCAGTGGCGATTTTTTTGGGTGTATCTGTAATTGATTTATGATAAAAACTTTGAATGGCAAAATTCAAAGGCAGATCTGTAACTCTCAATAAACCTTTTAGAACTCCAGGAAGATCTAAAAAGTTTGGCGTTTATGTTCGTAACAAGGCAACAGGCAAAGTAAATATTGTTAGATTTGGCGATCCCAACCTTTCAATAAAAAGAAATAATCCTGTCAGGCAACGTATGTTTTTTGCGAGGTTTAGACCTATACTTGCAAAGGTGCGTGGACAAAAATCTTTAAGTCCAGCTTTCTGGAGCATAAGGGCCTGGAGGAAAGGATCTAAGTTATGAAAAGAATATCTGTATCAGAAAACACTGGTATATCGATGCCTCTTAAAAATCTTATATCAATCGTCTCAGCGGTTGCGATTGGTGTATGGGCCTATTTTGGTATTGTAGAAAGATTAAATATACTTGAGTCCGATAGTAAACTTATGCATAAGGACTTAGAGAAGGCAGTTGAGTTTTCTATAAAATGGCCAAGAGGTGAGCTTGGATCATTACCAGCAGATGCGGAACAATTTTTACTTATCGAGGATGCTTTAAAAGATATAGAGGATATCCAGGAAGAATTAAAAGAGTCTAGACATAATGCTACAAACATAACAAGACTGCAAAAGGATGTAGATAGATTATTAAGTGATTTAGAAAAATTAAAAGATAAGGTAAGAGCAAATGGAAAAGATTACTGAGATAGTTGTTGCTTTAATATTAACACTAAATGGAAACGTTATAGAGCACGTTTATAAAGATAAGATGAGTTCTTGTTTAAAATCTAAAAGGGTTGCAGAGAGAGAGGTAAACCCTGAAAGAGTTGTTTTTAGTTGTAAAAAAGTAAAAGCTGAAACAGAGATATATATGGGACAAAAAAAAATATTAAGGATTATTAAATAATTTATGAGTATTACAATGATTGATTGGTTTGTAGAAAGTATAGGTAAAATTGCACGTCGTATTTTCCACTGGTCTTGGAGAGTACAAACTCATAGAAAGTATTATGCAAAAAGAAAAAAGAAATGAATTTTATTTTAACTTTTTTATTATGTTCAGTAGTAGAAGGAAAAACTACTTGTCTTCCACCTTTTCAATCAGAGGTAGAGTATAAGGATGCATATGAGTGTATGTTAGATGGCTATAATCAATCGTACAATAAAATAGTAGAACTTGGCCGAGAAGATGTTAATAAATATAATATCTACATAAAATTTGGTTGTCATGAAAATCAATCTAACAAGACCGCAGTATCAAGTATCATCATCAAATAAAAGGTTTAGAGTTTTAATTTCAGGTCGTAGATTTGGTAAAACCTTTTTGACTATTATAGAGATGATGAAACAGGCATCTATACCTAATCAAGTTATATGGTATGTAGCTCCCACCTTTAAAATGGCTAAAGAGATTTGCTGGAGTGATTTAAAACAAATACTTTCTAAATACAATTGGATTGAGGATATAAACGAAACTACTCTTACTATTAGAATTAGAAAAACAAATAGTATCATTGCTCTAAAAGGTGCGGAAAATTTTGATGCTCTGCGTGGCAGTGGGATAAACTTTTTAGTGTTAGATGAGTTTGCTGATATAGATAAACGTACCTGGTTTGAGGTATTAAGAGCCTCTGTTTCTGATACTCAGGGCCGAGTACTTATGTGCGGTACTCCACGTGGCTTTGGTAATTGGAGTTATGAAATGTTTTTAAAAGGATCGCAAGATCCAAAAGAATGGGATAGTTTTCAATATACGACTCTGCAAGGTGGAATGGTATCAAAAGAAGAATTAGATCAAGCAAAACAAGATATAGATATTAGAACCTTTAGACAAGAGTTTGAGGGAACTTTTGAAAACTATGCTGGGCAAGTATATTATAATTTTCATCCTGTAGAGAGTGTAGTCGAACAACACTTAGATTTTACTAGACCACTGCATATTGGACTAGATTTTAACGTAGATCCAATGTCAGCTTGTGTTTCTCATATTGTAAAAGATAAAATAATATTTGTAGATGAGATAGTAATTTATGGCTCAAACACTGATGAAATGTGCCAGGAAATAAGAGATCGATATGGTTCTAAAATACCTATTTATATATATCCTGATCCAGCTTGTAGACAACGTAAAACATCTGCTGGAGGTAAAACTGATTTGTCTATTTTGCAAAACGCTGGGTTCAATGTAAAAGCAAAACTAAAGCATTCTGCTATAAGAGATAGAGTTAATAATGTAAACTCAAGACTAAAGGATTCTAATGGGCAGAGGCATATTTTTGTTAGCAATTCTTGTAAAACTATATTAAAAGGATTACAACGTCAGGTCTATAAAGAAAATACCAATATTCCTGACAAGGAGGAAGGTTTTGATCATATGTGCGATGCGGTTGGTTACTTAGTCGACTATGTAAAACCTTTGACAATAAAAAGTCCAATTGGAACTCCGCAAAGATGGAATGTAAAAGAAGGAACGAATGGCATATACAAAAGATCAGGCTCTAGATACTCATAAAGATTATAAAGAAACAGTTAACAATTGGGAGTATTATATCAGAAGTTACAATGGAGGTTACGATTATACTTTAGGCCAATATTTAAATAGATATAACTTAGAACTTGATAACGAGTTTAATCAAAGACTTGCTAATACTCCTTGCGATAATCATTGTAAAAATATTATACAAATATACTCATCTTTTTTATTTAGAGTAAAACCTTCTAGAGATTTTGGATCTATGGCAGATGAACCTAGTTTAGAATCATTCTTAAAAGACGCAGATTTAGATGGTAATAATTTTAACTCAGTAATTAAACAAGCACAAAACTATGCATCTATTTATGGGCATTGTTTTTTAATTTTAGATAAACCAGCAATACAAACAAGAACAAGGGCAGAAGAACTTAATCAAGATATTAGACCTTACGTTTCAATCGTTACACCAGAGAA